CTCCGTTGATAGCCAAATCTTCGATGTCATTACCGAATGCATTGGTCATCAAGCGAACAAGATGGTCTTCAAGAGCAGCACCTTCGATGTTGTCTTCAAGTGCTTCAGTAGTTACTTCCCAGTCAAGACGAATCTTCTTGGTTGTAAGTTCTACCTTTGTAAATGTGGCTCCAGTGTTTGTGTAAGCACCATCGCCTTGTGCAGCAGCACGAAGTACACGCTCACCAACGTTAACTTTTTCAAGTTCCATTGTGTTGGCTCGCATTGTTACTCTACGTCCATCCTTAGCGAGAACTGTAGCATCCCAGACATAGTCAATAAATTGACGTGCCTGTTCAGGTCGTAGAATTCCACTAGCAGCAGATCCCGAAGGATTTACAGCATTTGGTCCAGTTGTAACACCAAAAGCAGCAGTTGGGATGTTACCCAAAGTATCTGCGCCTGGTGTGGAAACTCCACCAATGCCTCCAGAAGCGAAGCCACCATCTGCGTTAAATAACCCAGAATCTGATGCGCCACCACTACCTGGTTGGTTCTTTATAATTTCTTCCGACATATTGTTCACCTCCTAGTGAATTTACCTTATCTGAATAGGTCGGTTGCGAGGAAACGACCGCCCCATAGGGATTTTTGAACCATTTCTGGTTCCTGTACGATCTCGCCTAGATCGCCAGACTTGCGGAAAGCAGTGTCTTGCTCAACAGCATCCACTCTCTTTCCAAACTCATTGTAAGTATCCTTAACTCCTTTAACTTCAGAGGAGACGGCTTGAATAGACTTACTTAGTTCAGCAACTTGACCTTGGAACATTTTAATTGTTTCCTCATTCAAGGACTTAATGGTTGCTGCTAGATCGCCAAAGGCATTTTCAAGAGTATTCTTGATCTCGGCAACTGCTTCAACTGCTGTAGCCTCTGCTGACTTAGCAATTTCTTCTACTGGTGTTTCTACCGCAGACTCAACTACTTCATCAGACTTTGCTACTTCAGTTTCAACAACTGCTTCGACTGCATCTTCTACTGCTGTTTCAGCAACAGTTTCGGCAGCACTCTTGGTAACAGTGGTATCTGTTGCCTCTGGAGCGACCTCAACATCTTCAACAACTTCTGCTTTTTCAACTTGTGTTGTATCTTCTGTCATAGGACTTACCTCCTTTTGCATCTCAGTTGTACTAATACCTTTGGCACTATCAACTAAGAACTTTATCATGTCAACCTTGTCATTATCTGACTTCTCAACAAAACCTATATTTTTCATTTGCTTTCCAGTTGTTGGACTAATCTCAGAATCATTTTCTGAAACCATTACTAGGCCAGAATCCTTATCCCAGAATACGTTTTCCACAACAATATCTACAAGTTCACCCTTTACTACGTCTTTTCCATCTACCTTTTCAATAGAAAGAATGCTTGCAAACTGATTTGCTGGATTATCTACTAAAGAAAGTTCAACCAAGTCATATTCCTTAATAACTCTGATTGCCTTGTCTGCCTTCTCATCATAGCCATCATCCCACTTGTTCATTCTTCCACCGATTGAAAAACCTGTATATGTTCCATCCAATACTTTCTCCCACGCATTTTGTGCGCCTTTTGAAATATATGCAGAAACAAAAACACCAGAATAAAACTTCTTTGTTTCTGGATCAAAATACTTATCTTCTTTAAATGAAACCATCTTGCCTACTGCAGATGGTTGATGCATTTCACGAATATTGCCACGAAACTTTGAAAATGCTTTTAAACTAGCATCAGTTAGGACAATGTCGTTTTGTCTATCAAGATTATCAAGAGTCGCAAAACCTGATACAATTCTACGTTCCTTGTCTACTTTAGCAAATGGCATTGATAGGCGAACATTCTCACCCTCTGTTGACCAATGCGATTTAGAAATGATACTCATATCACATCCATTATATCAACATTTTTATTACTTTGTTGATATTATGTGGATGACCTACCTTCCCCTTGTGGATTTCTTCCAGAAATTGTGGATGTAGAGTCAGAATTGTTGTTTGTTCTTTCTGCATCCCTTTGTCTATTTCCTGCAAGGTTTGCTCTAGCATCTGTTGCTTGTCTTGGAGACATAATAAATGGAGCATCACCTTCTGGATGTTGCGGAAGACCTAACTTTTCACGAGCCTCATTTGGCATCATAACCTGTGTCTTTACATATCTTTCAAGAATTTGAGACTGTGCAATTTCATCAGTTAAGGTTAATTCATTAAACTTTAGTTCAAGAATGTCAGTTTTTTCACGAACAACCTTGTTAATAAGTTTTTCAAGTTCTTGTTGTGCTGGTCTTGCAACCTGCTCTTTAAATGTACGATCTTGTGCTAAAGCAGATGCAATTGATCCACTGTCAGAGCCACCAAGTTTTGAAATTGGAACTTGATGTGCAACCAAAATATCATCACGATTTCTTACCCTATACTCATTAAACGAAGCCTCTTGAATTCCATTTTCAATTGGCTCCATCTTAAACTCAACTTTATTTGTATCAGAATCTCCTGGAAGTGGAATAAACAAGGTTCTATGCGATTGTGACTTTAGACCTGTTTGTAGGAATCTAAACATCTTGTCTTCTGCATCAGCACTTAATTTTGCACCCTTTAATGTAATAATATATCTTGGAACTGCCTTATTTTCAAAGTAATCAATGTTATATTGACCAGCAAGTTGATCTCCAATTAAAGATGGAAGTGCAGCAATAATGTCTGGAATTCCATAATAGGTATTTAATGGTGAATATTGCTTAAAGTGAATAATCTCGTTTGGTCTTGTATCAGTTGTAATTGGATTTGGATTCTTTGCCCCAAAGTTTCTAAAATAAATAACTGATGGTCCAATAATTTGAACATATCCATCTCTTAGTCTACGAACACGCATTGTTGTTGAAGGTATATGACCAACATATCCAATTTCACCAGTAACAGTTCTGCCAATTTCCATATATCCATTACCAGTTGCTTGCATGTCTACATAAATCTTTTCCATTGTCTTTGTAAAACTATCATCATCGTTTAGACTTTCTAGCCAGTCCCGCATTTCAATTTTTGCACGTTCAATTCGTTTTCTAGCACGACCTAAAGCGATCTCATCTTCAACGTTTTCTAACTTAAGCATAGTTCTTGATCCAACTATAAAGTCGTAGCCAAGCCCAACAACATTTTCTACTTTTGCATCAATGGCAGCATGATTTGCAAAAGATGTATCGTAATAATTTGCTAATTCATAAAGATTATATGGAGGTGTAATTACATCAAATAGGCCGTAACCATTTCTGATAACAGCACCTGGATTAATAGCCTTCGACTTAGCATTATCAATTCCTGAAGGACTAGAGTTTGCGCTATTTAAATAGTTTTGAGTTGTATCAACCTTATTTAAATTTCTTACAGTACGGCGTTTGAAGTTTTGATCTAAGTTTGTTAAGCCTTTTAGTTCATCCCAAGATTTGTTGAATGGATCGTTTTTCTTAAACTCATCTGCTTTTTCTACTGCATCACTAATTGATGCGCCTACAATATAGTCTTCCATTATTCTTCTCCATGTACTTTTAATGTTTGCTGTGCATCATAAACAGCACCAAGATCATTCATGTTTGGAATCAAACCTTCACGCATTCTAGATAATTGTTCTGTATATTCCATCTCACTTACCCTTTTAATTCCTGGATGAAACTGAGCATGACCACCCTCACAACCATAGTACTCTGCTGCTCTTTTTAATTCAGCCATTTTTTGTAGATCGCCTTTACGAGATGGGATGTTTAAAAGGTTTCCATGACCATCACCAAAAGCCTTTCCGTTTGGCTTCATCCATATGTACATACCCCAGTCGTAGCCTTTTTCAATCAATTTCATTTTTGACTTGCCGACTTTATCTTTTTTTGGTTGATTCATAACCATAAGTATACCATATTATGCTGGATTTATAACATACGTTTGCCAAGTTGCTTGAGTATAGGATCTTAGGCTATCGGCAATAATGTTAAGATCATCACTATAGTCATCTACAATAACTTTGTTTGTTCCAATATAAGATTTATATACAGATGATGGGTCCACAATATATTGAATATTTGTTGATTTTATCAATACATTGTTCCAATTTTTTGTTGTAGCCAACTGATTCCATAAATAACCATCTTCAATTTCTTGCCAAGTATTATATATAAATCTTTGAATAATTTGCGTATTTGTTCCTTGATAAACAGAAATATTATTAAACATCATTAAATACTTTAAGTTTATTTTGCCAGAGTAGTTATTAAAGTTTAAGGACTCATCAAACGATATACCAATGACATACCACTCTTGGATATTAATGACAGGTTGCCTTACCGCCTTTCCATTTAAATAATAAAAAATGTTTGATGTTTCTTGGCCAGTTGACCTTAATCTTGCAAATATTAAACCTCTTTGTCCAGTAACTGAATTTGCTTGCACATAAAAGTCTAAAATGTCATCTTTATAGTCAATTTCAAATATTTTTACTGGATTTTGTGGAAAAGCGTATAGATCACATCTTGTAAACATTTGCAAAGCGCTTAATGAATATAAATCGGTATTGACTGAAGATACAGGAATTGTTATGCCTCTTTCAACATCGTTAATTCCATTTCTTAACTCTATACCACTTTTTCTAGTAAGATACAAATATGGTAAAGAATCTTTATCAATTAATACAGGGTTTTTTCCTTTATAATCATTGTAAAACCCTACCTTTTTAAATGGATAAATATCTGTTCCATATTTCGTTCCAATTACAGTATTTGAATTATAATTAAGGGTTCTTGCAGAAAACTCAAGTTTTCTTAAAAAAGCCTTTTTCTTTAATACACTTTTAATTTTAAAATTAACAAAATATATAATAGACATTAATGATAGGTCAACACTTTTATCTGGATACACTAAATAGCCATCAACTACTTCAAATCTTTTATCTGTCCATTCTATTGTATTTAAGTCTAAAATTTTAGAATGATTTGCAGAAATATCAGTGTAATCCTCATCTGGCTTTGCAGCCCCATTTGAAATGTAATCAAAAGCAATATAAGATCTAATGTCAGAATCAGAAGTGTCATATGTGTTTGACAGTGATGAGTTAATCCAATATGTTTGCCCACTTGCTGCTTTATCTGATGGAGATGGGTAGTCTATATTAAATTGAACAAAATCTAAATCATTTACTATATTATTACTTGTATCTGTTACCTGAGATGTTAATGAAGATACTGGCAAATAATCCCTCCAGTATCCAGCAACAGATATATCTATAAAAAACTTTCCATATTCAGAAAATGGATTTAGGGTATAACTTGCAATATGCGGTATTAAAGAAGAGTATGCATTGATTAAAGCCAAACCACTAGAATTAAAATGATGATCAATCTCTAAAGAATTTTTAATAGTTGATATTCCAAATGTATAAATTTTTCCACTAAACTTATTGTTTTGATTATCACTTCCTATATATAATTTTAACAATGACCGATTAGAAAAAAAGTCTGAAATGCCCAAAGTATTTGTTGTTTCTAATATTTTATTAATATTAATTCCTGCGGAAAACTCTTCAACAGGTAAAGAAAAAGATCCTAAAGTTGTCTGTACTCCATTATAACAAAAGACATAATTAATATTTGAACTGCTTGCAAGTCTTCTAACTTTTAAGTAATTGTCATTATCTTTAAATAAATGAATTAGAGTTTGATCTTCTGAAGAATCCGTAAACTCAAAAACACCATAAATTGCATTTATTGTTCCTGGAATAAAAGAAAAATTATTTAAATAAATAGAAGAATTAATAGTATCCCAAGTAGAATTTGGGTTTAAAGAAAAAAACAACTCTCCATCATTTTGAATTTCTTCACAATCATTTTCTAACTCTAACAAAGTTTTATTTTCAAGATTAAAAGTTGGCAAAGCATAGTTTGGTGTTGTAAGGGTTGCCCCTGAAACAACAAGATTGTCTAAATCTGCTTGATCCCAGGATAGGCTTAGTGGATACGACTTATTGTTATTATATTTTGAAAAAGAATAATCAATTTCTATTGATGATCCTCCATAATAACTATCTATAATTTCTGATGAAACTGGAACTCCCTGACCATAAACATAATGAGATTTTGCAACTGCGGTTGGCATAGAATATGGGAAAATTGAAAAAGAACCTAACAAAATTGGATCAACGGCATTATCCTTATATGAATAAAATGCTAACCAATCATTATCTTTATCGTCTTCACTTGTTAAAGGAGGAAGGGTTAGTTCTGTTGTTACAAAAGATAAACTTCCAACCTCTTCTCCGTTTACCAACAAAAACGCATTGTTTTTTATTATTCTAATATGAATTAACATTGGTCTAAACCATTCACCAACGTAGTGTGAAACAAAATTATTATCTATTGCTAATGTTAAAAATCCATTGTCTACATACAATCCATCTGTTGAACTAATAGGACCAAATATTCTTTTTGGAGAAGTTGCATTAGAATCAATATTGACCCAAAACTCTACAGTAGAGTCTTGATTTCTTCCAGACTCGTTTAAAAATCCAAAACCTGGAAAAATAATAGATGGCTTGGCACTAATAATTGTTTCTCCAGATCCTAATGTTTTTACATTAGACCAAGATCCTTCGTCTTCCCAGTACTGCCAATCTTCATTATCCACAGATGCCCAAGATCTTGTTGTTATAACTTCTTCGTGTGGAGTTAATTTTACAGATCCACTAGCACCATAAACCAATGGAACTGAACCATCTTTAGCAACTAAATTATTTTTTTCAACTATATAGTATGCGTTATTACTTGAAAGTCCATATGCATCTGCAACAACTGCGCCATCAACAGAAACATTGATACTAGAGTCTAATAAACTCTTTTCTTTACCTAAAGACTCTGCATGATACTCTTCACAAATTTGTCCAACAGTAACTCCTTGAAAATAAAACTCATAATCCATTTCATCTACACTTGAATTATCAGCATCAATTTTTATAATAACTCTTAGCCTATCTGTTGAAATAACCCCACTTGGAATATCAAATGTCCCTGAAATAAAAAACCATCTATCTTTAACTGATGTAATAAACTCTTTGTAAACTGGACTTCCAGAATCATATGTGTATCCTATAGAAATTTTTTCTAGTAAGTCACTTGTTGTGTAAACCCAACATCCGACTGTAAAAGTTTCTAACTCTTCATTTAAATTTATAAAATATTCTAGTTCTCCAGAAGTAATTGTTTCACTATTTGTTGCATCAAAAATTCTACAGTAACTTAGTCCAGCAGTATCAAAACTATATGGAAGGGGGGATATTGCGTCTATATTCCCATCAACTTCAGGATCATAAATTACTGTATTTGCACTTGATTCCCAAGGTGTTGCCGATGTAAAATTTCTTTTATTGTTTGGTATTAAAGAAATGTAGTATGCTTCATCATCTAGATGCCAGGTAGCAATTGGATGCTCTGCATACATTTTCTCAGCGTATAAATTTGAAGGGATAGTCATTGTTTACCTATCCCTATTATATCAGGAACCAGTTTTAATTTCACAATAGTCTGTTGTACAATACATTTCACCGATAGAGTCTAGATTTTCTACACCGTCATAAATTGCAGACCAGTCAATCTTTGCAATTTGTCCGACATAGTTATCGTATTCTTCTTGTGTAATTTGCTGATATGGCTGTTGAGGATAAACAGTATTTCCCATTGGAAGGAATGATACTGCTTTTAATTGACCCTCATACATATGAAGTGCTGGAGCAATATGTTTTGTTTCTGAATCTTTATCGAAAGACAAAGTCACAGAAACACCATTATCAGACCAGTACTTTTGTGTTGTTGCAGCCAGACCAATTTTTTCAAACAATGTTACATCTTTTTCTGATCTTGGATGTCCAGAATGAACTGGGAAATAAACAACCATTGTATTTGCAGAAACTAAGTCTGGCTCAGTTTTATACCCTGCTGCCTTAAATAAATGCATCATTGGATCTTGGTCACTAAATCTAATTGCACGAAGGAAATACTCTCCTCCAACTGGCCAGTGAACTCCTGGTGATGCACCAGAAAGTAACGATACAGATCCTGATGGTTTAACTGTTGTTACACGAATTGATTCACGAACACAAAGCCATTCTGAATATTGCTTATCATATTTACGAATTGTTTGATATCCTTCGTCCATCCAGTCACGAGTTGCTGGAAGTCCATGAGTATCTGCAAAGGATGCAATACCAGTTAATGATGTTCCAATTCTACGATTACGTTGCATAATTCCATTTGTAATCTGCCAGTGTGTTGGAACAAGAGTTACTGTCTTTCCATAAAGATATGCAAACTTTAAAGTACGCAAAAAATCTTCTTTATCTATGTGGCGATTTAAATGAACCTCAACAAGCGTACAAAGTTCATACGACTCTAATGGTTGTTCTGCACATGGATTAAAGCCCATTACACGATAATCTTTTCCATCTACAGGATCTGCAAGACGACCATAGTTTCTTGCAACATCTAACCAAATAAATCCTGGCTCTCCATTATTAGATATTAAATTAACATAATCTTCATACTTTGTTCCAACAGTTGCTGCAATAGAGTTATTACTCATCCATGCCCAACCTGGATTTTCTGAATCAAATGAATTTCTTTCTGGAAACACTTCAGAATTTTTTAAATTAATAAAGTCATCGTCTCCAGCAGAACCAAGAGCAAGTGTTGCTGATCTTCTTACATTTCCAGAAACAACACAAGTTCCAATTAAGTTTACAATATCAACTATTGCTCTTGAATCTAGGGTCTCACCAACTCTAGAGCCAATAACTTTTCTTATCCTTGTATGAAGATCAATAAGTGGTTGTGGACCGCTAGAAACGCCTCCAAAGCCTTTAATGGGTGCTCCTAGTGGTCTGATCAAGTCATACTTAAACTCTTGTATATTTTGATTTGGCCTTAGCATAGAGTTAATCAATAATCTTACAGATTCTACCCAACCTTCACGAGTATCTGGAATTTGATAAATAACAACTGGCTCTGTAGGGCCATAAATTGGCATCTCTTTATCTTGACCAATTGTATCGAATCCAACTCCAACTCCAAGCATTAATGCATCCATTACCCAAGCAAATAGTGCTCCTGGATCATTTCTATCAATATCTCTTGTTGATACCATTGCACAGTTTTGAAGAGCAGCAGAGTTACGCTTTTCCATAGTCATTGGTGTTCCAAATGCCCAGAGTCCTCGTCCTGGTGGAGTCCACTTAAGATTAAACATACGATCAAAGGCTTCTTGTGCAGACTTTTGAGCCTTATAGTCATTCCAAGGCAGTCTGTTTTCCTTAGCATGATTCTTTTGTACTGAATACATACCTTCGATTACTCTTTTACAAACCTCATGCCACCTTTCTTTCTTACCATCTTCCTTTACCCTTGAATATGTACGAATAAATGTGATCTCTCCAAGTGAGTTAAGACCAGCATCCTTAAAGCCAAAAGGTGGCTCAATTCCTACATATTTGTTAACGAATTCATCTGAAAGACGAAAAGAAAAAACATCTGACATAAGTAAAATCTCCTAATAAATTGAATTTAAATGATAACTAATTGTAGCAGAGTTTTTAGTTTTTGTAAACTCTATACTTATAGATTAGGTAGAGTTTTTATATTTAAAAAACTTTACTTATATTCTTTTTTATTCCAAAAATATTTTTTATACCCACCGTTAAAGATACTTCTCACCTTTATTCTTTGTGGGGATAAATCTTTAGCAACATTAAAATTATTATTTATTTTATGTTGCCAATCTTGTCTTTTAAATGGAATTATCTGCACTAAAGGTGTTCCTCTTTTTATGACACCTTTAAAATTTTTTTCAACAATAAAAGAAAAATTTCCATCAGAATAAAATCCATCAGTATCTATTATTGCAGAAACTGTTTTTAATGGACTTTTATCCTTATGTTGTGGATCTATAAATAAACAACTTGTTCCAGGACTGGTAGATATTACCCAGACCATATTTATCCTTAAAATAGTACTAATATTTAAATCAAGGTCTATAGGATAGTGTGATACTTGCTCAGCACTATGAGCGCCAATTATAGGATTTGTAAGGCTTTTTAGTTGTTGCGGTATATCAAATATTGGTGGATCAACAGTTGTATCTATAAAAATATCACATGGCGCTAAAAACATATATCCAGATGATATTACATCAAAGAATGCTGTACATTTTTTTACAGTAAGTCTTTGTGTTCCATTGTAAATGCCTTTATCATTGTTAAAATATGCTGGTTGTTTTTTATACCATTCTGGAATATGTTTTGTTGATGGTTCTGGGTGTGGAAAAACATCAATTAGTTTTGGATATGTATTGTTAAATGTAATATAATTTTTTTTACTATTAAACATCTAACATACTAATCTGATAAGACAACGTCATTAGTTAAGAAGTTGTTATATGGCGAGCATGTAATAGATACAGAAGAAATTGGAATTTCAACATTTTCAACAGAAAATATATCAACAAAGTCTTCTTGAATATAAGAGTACTTTTGATATGTTGTATCAATTTCTGTCACTGGTATAAATGATTCAGTTCCATCTTTTCTTACTAGTATCTTATGATTAATTGAGAATACTTCTCCATCTATCATTACTGCTTGATCCTGATCAAATGTTTCTACTGATGCAACAATTGTTTCAACAAATGAGCCATCTTCTGGATTCCTAGCAAGTAGAACATTTCCTACTTCGACAGAACGTATATCAACAATTCCATCTTCACTAGAATTAGATCTTACACCAATTTCTGGAGCAAGAGCATTACCACCATCTAGCCAAAAGAATGGAGTGAATGCATACGGAACAAATGAATATGGCACGAATGAATATGGCACGAATGAATACGGAACAAATGAATATGGCACGAATGAATATGGAACAAATGAGAATGGAGTAAATGAAAATGATGTAAATGATGTAGAATATGATGACCAATCAGATGTTCCATTAGCATTTGTTGCTCTTACTCTGTATTGTTGAGATGTTCCAGCCTCTTGTGATACGTTTACAGAAACTGTTGGAGGAGTTGTTGTACCACTTTTAGCATCTGTAGATTCCCAAGAGTATCCAGTTAAAGCCTTACCACCAGTTGCTGGTGCAACCCAAGTAACAACATCTGTTGATTGATTTGAAACACTAGATACTGTTGGTGCTGCTGGTGCTGCAGGAATTGTTGTTGCGGTTATAGAGGATGAAGCAGAAGATGCTGCGGATGTACCATAAGCATTTGTTGCTGTTACCGTAAATGTATAAGAAGTATTGCTTTGAAGTCCAGTAACAGTTAATGGAGATGAAGCACCAGAAGCAGTAAATCCTCCAGGGGATGATGTTGCTGTATAAGAGGTAATGCCAACTGTATTTCCAGTGGTTGGAGCACTAAATGTAATTGTAGCAGCACCGTTATTAAATGCTCTGCTAGTTCCAACATCTGTTGCGCTAACTCCAGTTGGTGCATCAGGAGCAATAAAATTGTCCTGTGCGGAAGATCTAATTCCCTTACCTCTAGTTGCCATTTTTACCCCTTTTTAGTATATCAAATTTTTATTACGCTGACAAGTCACCCATTACAACCCATGTGTCAGTTGCTCGCTTGAAAAGTGTAGCAGATGACCATTGAGCACGTAACTTCAAACCTGGTGTAGCATTAACTGTTACTCCTACTGCTCCAGCAATTGTTACTTGTCCTGATCCAGTTTGAAGAATATCAATAGATGTTCCTACTGGGTATGCAACTGTAGCATTTGTTGGAATTGTAAGAGTTTGAGCAGTTGCTTTGCCCATTTCAAT